GGCGGGCGGCTTTATGCCGGCACATTTGTTGGGAGGGATTCTGGATGATGGACAAGATCGTGGTCACAGCGGCGGACATCGAAAAGCTCCTTGCATGGCGGGATGAGCACAACGATCTGGTTCGTTTGATGCCGGTTCCCCTGCGAGAAGTGGAAATCCAGATTGTCGAGAGCGGCATCTCTATCAAGTGCTTCCGCTCTGACAAGAAGCTGAAGCTCTACCTCGACAGCCCGGCCCGGAAGCTCGGCCATGTTGTCTTTGCTCCGCTGGGCAACGGCCTGTGGAAGAAGAAGGTAAGCACTCTTCCTGCGGACTGCAACCCCACCGAAACCGAACAGGGCGCTTTGACCGTGTATGGCTCCCTGATGGCGCTGATGACGTATGGAACGGGCAGCATCCGTGGTGGCGTGGCTACCACAACCTCGAAGGCTCCTGCTGAACGTAAAAGCTCCACAAAGCCGCATACAGCCAACACCACATACATCATTCACTCGGCTGGAAAACAGCTCACAGTGGTTCCCGGAGGCCACCATGCAAGCCCGGCCTGCTCCTTTACCGTAAGAGGCCACTTCCGCCACTACAAGAGCGGAAAGACGGTCTGGATTGCAGAGTATCGTAAAGGAACGGGCCACAGCCGGGGCAAAACCTACAAGATTGGAGGTGATCTGGATGACTGAGCAGTCTGAATGGCAGTTCATCGTCGATTACCTCAAGGATGACACGACAGATTTCTACAACGATGCCTGCCAGAACCAGCTTGTGGCCTTGTGGACCTCGTACTGCCTGCATAACAGCCTCAATGTCGATACAGCGATGTACGATGCAGTTTTGATGGATTTGTTCAACGCTCTCTCCGATGAACAGAAAGCCGAACTGCACTGCACCGGCTTCTCGGAGCTTGATAGTATGATGGCCCAGTGGCTTGTCTGAAAGGAGATAAAAAATGAGCGACATACGGTTAGTTAATGTAGTGCCCATCGTCAACGGATGGAACGATGCGGCGAAGAAGAATCTGGAGGAGGCCAAAACCTTGATGGCCTCCGGGAACCATCTCGACTACAACAAGGGTGTTGTCAAGGAAAGCGTTGCGAACCTCGTTTCCGGGTTTGCCGATGACCTGATGAGTGCGCCTTTCATCGACCCGGAAACGCTGCGGCCGATGGCACACTGGGATGGACAGTATGACGGCTACTATGACGGAGAGCCCGTCGTACGCTGCAAGGACTGTGAACATTTCAAGAACTACGGAAAGACATCTTTGCTCGCCGATGGAAAGAACATCAAGGCGGGGTGGTGCTACAGACGGATTCGGTATGATGAGGAGTACAGGATGCCGCCGGACGGTTTCTGCTCATACGGGAAAAGAAGGAATGGAGGTAATGGCAATGCGAAAAATTGAGGATACGGAGGAGCAGAATGAGCACTGAACACAAAGCTGTCCTCCTGAGTATCCGACCTGAGTGGTGCGTGAAGATTCTCAACGGAAAAAAAACTGTGGAGATTCGCAAGAATCGGCCAAAACTGAAGCCTCCGTTCAAGTGTTACATCTACTGCACGAAGGCTCAAAAAAAGCTAATCACCATCTTTAGAGATGGAGATGTCTTTGGCGACGGAGAAGTATATCGCGGTAAACCGCAATTTGTCACTTGGGACGGTGGCAATATTCCAATCGAAATCAGACAGAAAGAACAGACCGTTATCGCCGAGTTCGTCTGCGACAAAATAAGGCCTATCATCGGCAAAACATGGATTGTCAAAGAAGACATCGAAAGAGCCATGTCTGGAAGCTGCCTGTCCTTGAAGCAAATCATAGAATACGCCGGATGGAGCCATTGCTCCTCGTTCACCGAGCGCAAGGAGCTGTATGCGTGGCATATCTCAGACCTGAAGATTTATGACCAGCCCAAGTCCTTGTCCGGCTTTTCTAGGCATGACTTTCGTGGCATGAACGGAACCGATGTCTGCGGGAATGAGAGTTGCGAGCATTATCAGCCGTCTGGAAGCTATATGCTCCCACCGACCTGCGCAATCAATGGTTGCTATTTGAGCACGCCGCCCCAGAGCTGGTGCTACGTTGCTAATAGCATAGCACAAAACAAAAATCAACAACAGGAGATGATAAAAATTGACTAAGGCAGAAAAGTTTGTGTCGATACGAAAACTAGCCGAGAGCGGTTTCTTGACTGAATCAAGGCTCAGAAAAATGCACAAACAGGGGAAGCTCCCCGGCATCTGGTGCGGAAAGAAATTTTTGGTCAATGTTCCACTTCTGAACGAAGAACTTGACAGAGAGAGCAAAAAGCAGCTAAGCGGAGGTGGATGCAATGAGTCACACGGTGCAATATCCGACTAACCGGGCAGATGTACCCGTTGTGGTTCTTTCTGATTCCGATGATCTGTTGATGAGGAGGTGCCGACCGTGGAACTGAAGAACAGCGAGCATTACAACGACCCGACGCCGTATGAGGCGCACAAGAACATCCGCAAGGAGGAACAGCTTGAAGCGGCTCGAATGCGCACCATCAGCGCGTTGGTCGGCGCACTGAAGCAGGTAGCCGATCTCGCCGGGTTTGAGATCGTGGGCCGGGTTGTTCTCATGGATAAGGACTCCGGGAGGATTTTCAGATGACCGGCAAGAAGTGTGAGGTGTGTGGAAGGGAGATTGAAAACCCGACGAACCGCCAGCGGTTCTGCAAGGAGTGCGCCAAGAAGCGTCAGGCCGAAGCCTTCCACCGATACTATCTGGCGAACCGCGAGTATTATGCCGAACGGAGCAAGGAACAGTCCACCCGCAGAAAACAGAGCCGCCTTGAGGAGTTGCTGGCAGGGGAGCCGAGGCCGTTCAAACCACCGAAGTACACGATTGAACAGGTAAACAACCGGGCTATCGCCCTCGGCATCAGCTACGGCTGGTGCTCGTATCTGCTTTCGGTCGGAAAAGTCTGTATGGAATGAAAGGAGAGCGCTTATATGACGCTGATTACGAAGTCCGAAGAATTGATGGCCGTTTCTGTCCGGCAGGGTGTTGAGCTTGCCGCCATTGAGGCAAAAGTGCTGCTGGGCTATCTGGAGGGGCATGACTACAGCCTGATGATGGATGACGAGTTCCATCTCGCCCTGCATGACAATCAGGACGGCGAGAATGCCGACAAGACGGCAAGACGACGCATATCAATCTCCTTGTCGAGGTGCTCCCGGATATACATACACACCCGGTCCACCCGCAACCTGTAATCTTCTTCTGTTGTCAATTTCTTTTTCATCTCTGCGGACAAAATTATACCAAACCGAGCACAATCACTTTTCCAAAATTGCTAATCTCCGGATAGCCCGCAGTGATGTGTATTTCGGGCAATCCGGAGGGAACCCTATCACAAACGGACGCTTACCCGGTACTCTCCCCCCTGCGATTCCCTGTATTCCTCCGTCACAGGAATACCGGAATGTCCGCACAGCAAGCACACATCGTGGACGTCATTTTTGTCCCGCTTATATCCGCAATGAAAAAGTACCTGTTATACCCGGGGCATACCCTGTTCTACTCCGGCGCTAACTCCGTCACGTCCGCTAAACAAATAAAAGCGGTTCCCGTCTCTGTCAACACTTGCACGATTCCCTCTTCTATTTTTCTCATGGCACCAACTTAGTGCTTCCTCCCCCCTTTAAGTTAATTCCATTCCGCATGCCAAAAAGGAAATAGCCCGCAAGACACGTCCTCGGGGGCTAATAGCCTTTTACCCCCATCGAAGTACCCCCGATCATAATCAATGCCTGCGGAATCAACAGCCAGAAACTCGACAAAGGCAATAGAATATACCCTACAACCGACACCAACAACAAGCTATACCCCAGGAACAAGGGCACAGGCTTCTGCTCCTTACGGATATAATACTGCAATGTACCCCCAAAAAAGGAGCAGTATCCCGCCCATAAAAAAACCAAAAGCGTATGCCCTTTCCGCATCATTTCCGATCGAAGCGGTAAATCCGTCCATGATGATGTCCCCCCCCGTCGCCATCAGAATACCTTATCATTAATTGCAGACTCATACCTTTGTTGAATATTAAAAAGTTTTTTCCAACTTTCCACTAAATCATCATCTTTGGGATCATTGGGTTTATATCACTAACTCCTAATCCCCTTTTTTAATATCATTTGTTAGTGCCGGTTCGTTTAAAAGTTAAATGTAACCTATATTCAGGATAATAAACACATCGATGTTTAACCAGAGTACAAGCATGCCCAATCGGTACAAGATTATCAAAATTAACCACAAGATAGGGATATTGTTCTTTACACAACCAATGACCTATTTCTCGTCTGGATTGCCCCTGCAAATCATAAAAACTTTCCAAAGCACAAAACGGACATACTTCAATACTTTTATTTTCAGCAATAAATTTATCAATAAAATCTTCCAACCCGGTCGAAAAATGATCATTAAATTTTGGGGAACGCAATGCATTTTCCCATAAATAAACAAACAGATTCTTCAAAGGCTGCTGGAAGGCTGCCGGGAACTTCTTCAAGCAGACAGCTTTCAGACCGGAATTGTTCTCGCATAAATCAGCCACCCTGTTGGTATCCCGAATGGCAGCCATCACCTCTTGCTGCTGTTTCCCGGTCAGTTTTTTATAAGCCTGAAACAAAACTGTATTCGCCATCATCAGATTGACAGCCTTCACGACAGTCTCTCCATCTTCCGGGTCCAAACAGACAGCACGTAAATAATGATCTACGGCATTCATACTCCAGCCTATCCGGTTGTAACAATCTCCGATCCGTTTTAATAAAGTGACATTTGTCGTGTCTGTCTGATATAAACGATCATAGATTCCGATCGCCCGAGCAATTTCACCTATTTACTGATACAAACAAGCCAGCTGATAATTGACAAAAAATCCAGAGAATCTTCTCCGGCCAATTATTCATAGATATTGACCGCTTTCATCGTCCGCCCCGCCAAGGCTGCTACCCGCGCCAAAGCAAGCCGGGTATCCCAATCAGAAGAATCCCGCTCCAACCACTCCGAATAACAGCGGAAAGTTACCTTATAACGCAACATCCCTTTATTGGCTTTGCCTTCATAAAAAAAGCAAATCGGAAGATTCACCTTCTATCCGGTATAAAGAATCGACACCTCTTAAAACCTCATCGTAATGATTCCGGTCCAACTCTCTTTCTAAAATTTGCCGACCGATGTCCTGAGCATAATTTTCTATACTACAAAACAGGATTCATATTATGAAATATATCTTTATTTCAATAGTTTTGATATTCCATCACAAATAAAGAAAGATTTCAACGATAA